GATAAGGGAACGAACTTCAAGCGTTTGCGCGAACGAGTGCGGCGCAAGAAAAAGAAATGAGCCGTGGCGGGCAACTACGGAAAGCTCGTCAAGAAGGCTCTGCACAAGAGCACCGCAACGTCGAGCGGCATCGCTGACACGGTGTACCACCAGCTACTCGAGGACTTCCCGCCGTCGAGTGTCGCATGGACGCGCGCCGCGACTTGGGACGGACCGAAGGACATCCCGCTAGACGAGATCGATTTCTCGAACCGAGACAACTGGCGCGCGACCCACGACACGGCGCACGTCAACGACTTTCGCAAGCTGATCCGCAAGGGCGAGAAGCTCAAGCCCGCTATTCTCGTCAACGAGCCCAATAACGAGAAGATGATCATCGCCGACGGGCACCATCGCGCGGTCGCGTCCGAACGCGAGGGCGTTCCGCTGCACGCCTATGTCACGCACGTCGGAACCGTGAAGGGCCCGTGGGATAAAATGCACGGCAGCCAGCGCGGGAAACCAAGCTTGTAAGATGGCGCTCTCCGACCAGCGACGCGATCGGTTCCGCCGAATCGCGTTTCGGTACCGGAGTAAGCCCGGGGACTACGGACTACGGCAACACACGGTCGAGATCGTGGACGCCACCTGGTCCGGCTCGTTCGCTGGCGAGGGCACGAAGACGCAAACCGTCCTCGCCTTGGTCGAACGAACCGGGCAGCCGCCGAAGGTTCGATGGCTAAAGGAAGACGAAATCGCCCTCGGGAACCTCGCACAAGGCACGATCGAAATCGGTCCCATCACTCCGGACTGCAGCGCTGGGGGCATACCGATCGACACGCTGATGTCGGCGACGCTAGCGGTCGGCGGTACACACCACCTACGCATCACCGGGCCGCAGCATACTAGCGGCGCGTTCTACAAGGTCACGTTCAAGGCGGCGGATCACGCGCTCCACTGGACACTACGCGCCGAGCCGGTAGCGCCCGCGAATCTCTGACGCATGTCCTCGACGAGCCTGTTTCAAAAGGTCGGGCTCCTCCAGGTCCCGGCTGTATCGGGCGACGTCACCGACACGCTCGCGACGCTCGACCCGGCGAGAGACGCGCTCATCGCTCTCTTCAAGAGCGCGATCAACGACGAACTCGGCGATGCGTGGACGAAGGTCGCCGCGCTGACGGGCATGTCGGGCGAAAGTCCCGTACAAGACACGGTCCCGTTTTCTCCGAGCAGAGACATTCTCCTTCAGACGAAGCGCACGTTTCCCTGCCTCTTTCTCTCGCGCGACGGCATCGGCAACATCGACGAATTCGCGCTGTGGCAAGACCGCATTCGTCAGCGCTGGGGACTCCACTACATCCTCGGCGCCGTTGACGTCACGGTGCAGCGGCAGCTTGCCGACGTGCTGATTCGAGTGGCGAACGTCTGTCAGCTCGTCATTCACAACGGGCGGCACCCCTCGTATCTCTCCGGGAAGTACGTCACCGAATACGGCATTTCACGGATTCAGCTCGTCTCCGTGCAGGCTGGACAGGCGCAATTCGCGCAGGACCCGAACAGTCCGAGCTACGCCGCAATGAGCATGACGCTCGAGACCGAAGAGCTCTCGGCATTCAACAACCCCGCCGACGTCTCGGAATTTACGAGCGTCGACTTCCAGTTCAATACCGGCACGGAAGAGGGTTTGCCGCTTCTCGTCGAGGGCATCGACAATGCCGTTGGTTAATCTCGACGCTGTTCGGCATGCGCACGAGCGCTTCCTCGAGGCGCACGACGACATGGTCTCGGGCATCCTTTACGAGACCGGGCTCGCAATCGTTGGCGAGGTCGTTCTCCATCCCGGGTTTCATCCGCGTACCGGCAAACTTCAGGCAGCGACGACGACCCGGGTAGTTCGAGCCCGCGGCGGCAAAACGCTACGAATCAAGAACACGAAGCCCTACGCATGGGCCATCGAATACGGCTCGCGCGCTCACGTGATTCGTGCTCGCGAAGCAAAAACACTTCGGTTCATCGGACGTGACGGCAACTGGACGTTTCGAAAGTCGGTTCGCCATCCCGGTACCCGTCCCTATCGGTTTCTCTCTCGTGCAACCGGCATCGGTTACGACCGTGCCGGGCACATGTTGACGGCTGGAATGCAGCGAGTAGCGCGCCGCTTCGGCATGCGCTGACTCATACACAGGCGGGTCGGAACCGCCGAGGAGATTGGGGAATGCGGCTCTCGTTCTATCCGCGAGGCGATGCCTCGCCCACGTGGCCCGGAAAAGGCAAAGGCGACTACGCGCACGCGGGTCGCACGTTCAATCCCGAGACGCGCGAAAACGTCGTCGACGACAAGCCATTCGAGGTCGAGTCGCACGACGGCAAAGGGCAACTGACCATCGAGGCGCAGCGGTTCCGCGAGCTCTGCGTGCGCGATGGCGACGTCCTGCCCGCCGACAAGGCGACCGCTGAGTTTTGCGGCGTCCCGTTCGCCAAGCCCGTGAAGGGCGAGAGCGGATGGGATCTCCCGAAAGCGGAGAAGCCGAAGAAGTCCGACTCCAACACCTGAGGTGATTCGTGGCGATTCAGCCCATTACCGGTTATCCGTCTTCGTGGCGCGCTCCATTCGTTGCCGCCGAAATCCTGCTCGGTCAGGGACCTTCGAGCGCGGCTGCGCAAGCGCGCGCCGCTATGTACGTCGGCCCCATAACGAGCGCCGGAAACTGGACGGCGGGCAACGTCTACGCGATCTCGAATGAGCAGGACGCCATTACGGGCGCGGGCGTTGGTTCCCCCCTCCACCGCATGATCCGGAAACACTTGAGGGTGAATCCGGGCGGAACGGTGTACGCGCTGCCGCACGCTGCGAGCTCTGGAGCCGGTCTCGGCACTGCCACAGGGACGATCACGTGGGCCACGGATCCCACCGGAAACGGTCTCACGACCGTGTACGTTTGCGGCGAGCAAATCACGCAGTCGTTTACGTCGAGCGACACGGTGACCACGATCGCCGCTGCCGTCAAGGCGAAGATCAACGCCAAGGTTTGGCTACCCGTAACCGCAAGCAACGCTTCTGGCGTGCTCACTCTGACCGCGAAGATCGGCGGCGCGTCGCAGGGCGACGGCACGATCGGCGTCATCCGATTCCGCGCGCTCATCACGCCGGGGATCGGAACCACCATCGCGACCAGCGGCGCAGCGCTCGGCCTCGGTACCGGTACGGCGGGAGCCGACGGAGCCACGACCGAAAACGCGAACCTCTCGAGCGCGCTCGCGAACGTCGCGAACAGCCGCTACTACTACATGGGTTTCTCGGCCTGGTCGGCGACGAATATCGCGACGATCAAGACGCACATCTCCACGAAGAGCCAGCCGAGCCCGGGGCTACGGTCGCGCGCGTTCACGGGATATCCGTCCACGATTTCGAACGCAACGACGCTCGCGAATACGCCGAACTACGAGCGTATCCACATCTCTTGGCAGAAGAACTCCGAGCACGACACCGCGGAGCTCGCCGCGTGGCTCCTCGCCGATACGCAGAAGGAAGAGTCTGTCGACAGCGCGTTTGCCGGCTTCGACGGCTACACGAACGCCGAGATCCTTCCCTGTTACTCCGATGCGGACCGGGCAAGCGATGCCGACCTCGACACGGCGGCGCGAAACGGCATCTGCGCCATCCAGTCGAATCAGACGATCGCGTTTCTCTCGATGCACGTTACGACGCGCTCGAAGGATTCGACGGGCGCCATCGACGATTTCCGCGCGACGGAAACGCATCGCGTGAGCGTCATGGACGACTTCACGGATACGGTGCTCCTGAACTGGCGCCTTACGTTCACGAGCGTCGGTTTCAAACTCCAGGACGACGCGCGAAACAGCGACGGAACGCTCAATCTGAACGCTCCCATTCCGCCGAAGGTCATGACGCCGAACAACGCCAAGAGCTGGCTCGCGAAGCGCATCGACGAATTCGCAGACGCTGCGAAGTTCCAGAAGCGCGACGACTGGAAATCGTCGATTCGGACGAACATCGACCCACTGAATTCGAGCCGTCTCGAGTGCGGCGCGTCGGGTCGAACGATCGACATCATGCATCAGACCACGTTCCGGTTCTCGGAAACGTCGCCGGGCTGATTCGTCTCTCGCTGACGCGCCTCTGCCGTCAGCCACACAACTGAAGGGATCCACTCCGTGGCATTTTCCGACCACCTACGGCTCACGTGTCTCGTCGACGGCGTGAAGCAGATCAAGGTCACTCAGGTCCGCGTTTCGCCGAAGGGTCAAAACCAGAAGGTCGAGACGCTCGAAGGACTCGTCGGCAAAACGCCGGGATCCAAATTCGTCGAGGTTTCGGCGAACTGGGCGCTTCCGATCAGCGGACTCGAATTCGACGTCGTGGGAGCGATCGCGGACGGCTCGTACCACGAGGTCCAAGTGCCGCTCGGTTCCAAGTCTTTCGTCGCCAAGGGCTGGTTCGAGGAAGGCGAGATCGGGCAGTCGACGAACGCGAACACGGAAGTTTCGGCGACGTTCATTGGTGAACTCGTGCCGCTCCAATAGCCAGAAAATAGAGCCCAGGGCTCGAGCATTCGGGAGTGCTCACCATGGAAGAAAAAACGGGGAATCAAGCAGCCGCGGAGTTGGTGCAGGGCCTATTGGCTCCGTCACCATCCGCGGCTTTCGTTTTGGAGCGCATCGGCTCGGACGGAAGAGCGCGGCCGTTTCGGATGCGCATGCGGCTCCTCCGCGTGGAGGAGAATCTCGAGGCTATTCGCGAGGCGCAGGCATTCGCGCGTGAGCGAGGCGAAGTCTCGAAAGAGTACGGAGATATCTACCGCGAGGCGCAAGCCGTCGAGGTCGTGCGCCGCGCCCTCTGC